AGTCTTGACGGAAGATTCGTTGAGCGATGTTTGAATGCAACCCTGTGTCATCTAGGGATTGCTCGTGGAAGCTGATGCGTCGGGTTGGGTCTAGTACGCTTACGTCTGCTGCCTCCAGCTGTTCTGTTGCAATGCCCCTCCAAGCCTTCATTTCTTCTCCTGAGAACCCTGCCATCGGGCCAGCGAGGTATACACCTTTAAGTAAGTTCATTCTTTTACTCCTTCATAGTGGAACGATACAAGCCCCGGTTTGTCAGTGTAGGTAAACATAAGCCAGCCATCACCGAAGTCATGACCCACGTAGGGTCCGTGGTCACAGTCCTCACCGTATTCTAAAGTGGTATCAATGTAACCTTCTTCTTGGTTGAATGTCATACTTCTTCCTTATTTGTAATGCTTGCTGCCAAGTTCCATGCCATTACGGCAGCGGTAGTAGCCATAGCTTTTTCTGGGCCGTGTAGACTGTCAATCCATGACTGAAGTTCATCCCAGTCGGCGGGGGTGTGAAAGAATCCTAACTCTGCGATTTTCATATTACTCTCCAATTTGATAAAAAAGAGTAGTTTATACACATACTCAGGTGTTTGTTTTAGTTCTTAGAAGTCAAGGTCATCGTCGCCACCAACCATGTCAGCATCAACATCTTGGTTATCGGCCACTTTGTTAACTTTGAAAGAGGTCATCTCAAAGCCGCCCTGCTTGGGGCGAGGTGTGTACTCGTTCAGCACAACAATTTGTACACCCATCAACATGGAGGCGACACCCTCTTTACCAGAGATATCGTAGTCGTACTGGTATACACTCAAGTTACCGATACTTTTATTGCCAATTGTCTTTGGGTCAATTGGTGACAGATCCCCTGCTACAACATTCACTGGCTGCATAGCAGATCCATCACGCTTCTTGGATTTCTTCTTCAAGTTAGCACGATAGAATACACCCTCATCATTTTCGTCAGGTGTTACACGGAGGTTATTGTCTTTCCAGAATTTAGCTACAGCCTTATCCTTGGTACGAATTTGAACTTCCCAAGTAGGGTTTTCCTTGTCGAAGCGGGAGTTTGGGTTTTCAGGGTCCAGTTTAGCGAAGAAGAGTTCAACATTTTCAAGAATGATTGTTTGCTTAGCCATGATATTTCGTCCTTTTGGGTTTGTTTTGGGTTTGTTTTGTGACTGTGTTTAGTCATAAGCGTCAAGTATTTTTTAGTCAAGGATTCTAAGGAGTTGCCAGCCTTCTGCCCCGTAATCTTCGAAGTAAAGTTCGGCATAGAACTCCCCATCCCCCTCACCGGGGTTCACAATAACCTCGAGATATTCTTCAGACGCCGCCTGAACATAGGCGACATCTTTTCCTTCAGGGCCATCGATCTCGATTTTGCGGTTAAGCAAAGGCAAAGTCTGAGTTGATAATTTCGAATACATCCAGTGTTCCTTTCTCAGGGATTAGGTGAAGGGCGTTCATTTGCCCCATGATATGCTTTAGTGGATCCATCTCATATAGCTCCACAAACTTCTCACGAACTAACATAAACATTTTACCCATGTTGCCAGCATGCGACCCGAAGGAGTCATGGACAACAGTAACAGGGTAGTCTGCATCGTGAACACACAAGGCAACGTGAACCGCGTCTAAGCTATGGACAATGTTTGGAGAAGCACCAGTTAGTTGCTTAGACTTCTTTAGGGTTGCTTCTTTCCAGATTTGTACACTTAGCTTGATTTGGTCTTCACCGTAGTATACAAGAACCCGCTTGGTATTGGGTTCTCTGTAGGAATGTACAAAGGGAAAGCCTGTTACTATCTGTGTGAAAGTGATAGGCAACTCCTTGTCATTCTCCTGTTTTGCCAGAGACTCAAACATCTTGAGCATCTTTGCAGGTCCGGGCAGTTTCTCATAACACAAGCCATGCACAAGGCGACCGAGTTGGTAACCCCAAGCAACATCCATGTCTCGGTGATACTCAGAGAACCCCCTAGTGTCGTCGATGATCTGCTGGCCCATACCTCTCTCTGTACCACCATAAGCCAGAGTCATGACGTTTCGCTTAAGTGTCTTACGCCATATCTTCCTGTCTTTGATTTGTGACCAGTATACAGGCATAACGCTACCGATATAGTCATAGTTATGATTCTTGAACTTCTTTAATTCTGCCCAAGCAATCCTTGATCGTTCAGTCCGAGGTGCTGCATCTCGAAGCTCCTTTTGTAGTCTTTGGAACTCCTTGTAGAAGCTGCCAAACTTCTCTACCTTCTTTTTATCGATATCCTTTAGTAGGCTATTGATACGTGTTATTGTGTGGTCGGCAATAAACATGTAGACATCACCCGGAAGTTCTTGTGGTACAAGATTTACAAGTGGTGCGATATCTGCGTCCTTGGACATAGCCACCAAGTGTTGTACCCCGTTATTGGAACCATCAATATACACAGGTAGGCAGCTAGGGAAGTCCTCCTGTGCATTGCCAGCTGCAGTCCAGTTGGCTAGCATACTCAACTCATAGCAACAAGCAAGGAAACACAAGGGTTTGTCACAGTCCATCCAGTCGTCATTACTGATGGGGTCTTCCACATACCCCATTAGTTCTTCCATATTGTCCATGACCCACTGAACTCGGTCGTCTAGCGACACCTTGTCATTGCCGAACATATTTGCCGTGTGGACACACAACCAGTAAGCACCCTCCTCACCGAGCGGTACTGGCTCATCTAGCAAGAGAAGGCCTTTAGCGTTATCACTAGACTGCTCGTGCAGGAAGGCTGTGTTTGGGTATATACGGCCACGAAAGTCTACATTGTATAGGTGGTAGAAAGCATTGTCTAAGTTCCTTTCTGCTAGTGCTTGAATTGCGTTTATCTCAATCATTAGTGATGCAACCTTTTCCCGATCAACTTCCTTAGAAAACTTGAAAGGGGTCTTTTCAAGATAACGAGATTTCTTGAATACATCAAACACAAAATGGTTAATACGCCAGCCTGTCGATCCTAGTTTATTGAGTGTGTCAATGAGGTATGTCGTATCATTATACTTGATTTGCTTGATGGCGTTCTCATGAGCATGTTTGATAAGGCTATACCCAGTCCCGGGGTGAATAAACTTCTGGTGTTCCCAGTTTGCGGGAGCCTGTTTAGATGGGAACAAGTCTACACTGTCATGGTCTACCAAGCTTGTCAACTCAGAGATAGCATCGGTGTCTAGTACATGCAGGTAGTAAGTGCTGTTCTTATCATAGCGCCCATTCTTATTCTTACGCTTCTCACCTTTGTATTTGAGGATACCAACCTCAAAGTATGACTTCAAGATATACCAGCCAATGTGAATGGCCTCGATGTCTTCTTTCTCAAACTTATTAACAACATCGTCTGACTTTAGTTTTATTTTACGCGCTACAGCTGCGCCCATGCTCTTAATTACAGCGGTCAAAGTTGCTCGCCGCTCAATGGAAGTTAGAACATGTCCGTAGGTTAACTCAATAATCTCCTTTGGCGTAACTTCAGGGTTGCTCCACATCCTGTGCCATTTGTTTCGTGTATCGGGCATACCGTTCTTAGAGTACAGTTCGGCATCCCGTCGTTCTTCTAGATCTTTAGATAGCCGTGTTAGTACATCCATAGTAACTCCTAGTTTATCGTGGACTTGGTACCTATAATTGGCACTCCACTATTTAAGACTACTCTATGACAACTATACTATTCTAGCTTACCGGTCATTACACCGATAAAAACTATAACTACGAATAGTGTCATACATAAATTACCTTTATCAAAAAAAATTAGTTTAAATAGTCCCCCACCACCCCGAAGGGCAGTGAGGGTTAATAGTTATGTTTAAAGATTCGGGATACGAGTATCCACCGTCTTAATCCAGTTAGCTACAGAGTTAACACAACAGTTAAGTTCTGCTGCTACTTGTTTCTTCGTCTTTTCCCCAGAGATGACCGAGGTTGCAGCCAAGAGTCGAGTACGATTGTCCCAGCTAGAGTTGGCCCGAGAATAAGGGCGACCCTCTGTCAGGGCGTAGGAAGAGTTGTGGTATTCTTTATTAAGAGTTGAATTGCGCATGTATAGTTCTCCTATTAGGGTTTAAGAGCATAGGCTCTCTACTGTGGCCCCGCAGGGCCACTAAGAGAACTTATACGTTGGATTCAAGGTAGGTGTTATTGAATTTAGCATCAATAGCACCCACAACAGAAGCGAAGGATAGGTTTTGAAGTCGTGCTTCAGCAGCGGAGACCTCTACGATCATGTCTTCAATCAGCACATCGTCATAAGCAGTGAAGGTGCTGTAAGCCTCTTCTAGGTTCATGTAAGCGAAGGACATGTTTGGGAATGTGACTCGTACTTGCATTTTCAAGATCCTTTAATTGTGGAGGAGGATTGACTTGCCAATTCACAGACTCCTGTGAAGGCAGTTAGTAGGATGATTGCGGTGAAGGCGAGGATAGTCATTATGCTGCACTTTCTTTGTTATCTCCGATAATCAATAGGAGGATGACCCCAATAATCGGGGAGAGAAGCAAGCTCAGGATAACCCAAGATGCTTGGTTGCGATTGCGTTTCTTAGCCATATCGTTGATGATTACACCGAAGAAGGTCCATACAGCGATTACAATAATGAGTTCCATTTGGCGATTCCTTTATGTTTCTTCATTATAGAGGGTAGATCTACCCCACTTATTTTGTTAGTTGGTGTGCAACTGTTGAGATGGCTCCAAGCGCCAGAAGCCAGAATAGAGTGGTTAGGGCTGTGATAATCATAGGCTGATTGAATCCAATTACAGAAGCGACAAGGGCCAGAGCAGCAGCAGAGATTCCGGCGATAGTATTGATGAGGGTTTTCATTTTAGTTCTCCAATTATTTATAAGGGGTGTTGTTTGTGTAGAATAGGTGTTGTCCGATCCGGCCATCTAACTCGTAGTGGCTTGTCCAGGAAGGGTTAATTTCTACTGAGTGATAGTGCGTAGAAGTAATCCCCGGTAGAAGGTTTTTGTCGTTTATGACATTCTCAGCAAGCTCCCGAACAGCGTGCCACAGATTTACGTCGAAGTTGTCCATACGCTTTGGGTCGTCATGGTTGCCATCATGTGTCCAAGAGAACTGTTTGTCCTCCCAGACAACATCACAGATGGTATCAGGGTAGCGGTCGTCTGTTACCCGATTAAGGGTCACTTGGGCTACAGCCAGCTGTCCCGAGAGGGGCTCCCCTCGTGCTTCGAAGTAGAGGTTAAGGGCTAGGCACATTGTTGCTGTCATAATCATTGTAGTACTCCATGTTTGTTTCGAAGATAGAGGATCGAACTGTTTAGTCGAATCTCATTTATTAATTTTTTTTGACCAGTCATGTACAGTATCGTAGTCTGCACCAATTGTTATCAAGAGATCCACAACGGCTTGTAGGATTTGAGGATCTACAGGGCCTATGTCAGAATCAATTGTTTCTTGTTCTTCACCGTGATAGGCCCAAGAGATCGCCTTTTTGATTTCTTCAATTTTCATTATTACTCTCCTTTTGCAATGGAAACGTATTTACGAACTGCATTACCTTCAGTCATGAGGGTAACCAGCTTGCCGTTGGAGTCAACAACCAAGGCAATGCCTTTAGTAATCAACACGAAAACGTCACGAAGACCACTAGAGTCTTTGCCAACATTAACGGCCTTAGAGATGTCGATTGTTGTGCCAGCTTTGATGGTGATACCACAACGCTCTGCGAAACGCTCGGAAGCGTGTTTTGTTACGATGACTTTCATTTTACTGTCCTTAAAAAGAGAGTCACCCTAAGATGACCCTATGTTGAGTGGATATGGACTTCTTCAATATAGCAACTGAAGGTGTCCTCGAAGTATTTACGTGGTAGTTTCCATTCACGGATATTCCCATGAATAGCGTCGCCATGCGCAATACCGAAGTAATGCGATAGGCCTGGTGGTGTTTCATCGAGAACTACCTCTACGATAGCTCCTTTGCTATACATAGCAGCCTTCTCCTTAGAGTCAGTCCAGTGAGAGATCTCACGAGTCTGAATGTCGTTGGCAAGTTCTTGTGACTCACGCTGGTTTGTTCCGCGATACAGTTTTAGCATTTGGTTTTTCCTTCTTGGATTTTTCGTAGATTTTGTTTTTAGGCGACAACTTCCTTGCAATGGCTGCAATCACAGGACTGTAGTCAATTATGAAGAAGCCGAAGATGAGTAGTGGGCCTAGTGTGTGACCACTAAGTATCATAGATATAGACAGTGGGATGCCTACGATTGGGATTGGCTTATACATGGCCTTGCTGTTGGTGACGTACTCGAAAGCCGCGCCGAGGATGATGCGGAGGAACGCCCCGCTAATGATGGTGAACATGATGTTCTCCTTTCTGGTTTGATGTTTCTTCATTATAGAGGGCCAGTTTTCCCCACTTTTTTGGCCTAAAAATACTTGCAATTTTGGTAAAAAAGGCCACCCCCGAAGGGATGACCAGTTAGTTTTTATTATCGGCGATAGTTCGCTTCTTTGTTTTGCATGTTAACACCTGTAGTGATCTGTGGAATCATCTTAGCAATCTCTTGACGAGTTTGTCGAGTTATATCCCCAGTTACATTGATGTTAAATGTAGATTGGCTTGCACCAGAACTAGTGTTGTTCATACTGCGAAGATCATTCTTTGAAAGAACAACTTCACCCGGCATAAGCATAGCTGGGACAGAGTCCTTGCCTGCCTGTGAGCCAGGAACATTAGGAACTGTACCACCTTGAGACATGCCCACTGCAGCCGTTCCTCCCCCAAATCCGCCAAAGATGCCGGATAGGAAGCCAGAGATTGAGCTGAAGATATCTGAGAAGAAACCAGCGCCGCCTACTTTATTTACTGCGCCAAGAACACCTTCTTGTGTTGTTTCACCAACAGACTTGCCGAAGTCCCCCATACCTTTAAAGATATTGGTCAAGAATCCACCTTCTCCGGTGAGGCCATCAAACAAGCTAGTTGTAAAGCTCTCAGAGAATGATTCAATAATGCTCATAGTAAAGCTATCAGCAAGGCTACCGAAGAAGCCCTTGATGTCGCCAGTAGATAGCAAGTTTGTGAAAGCATTCTGGAACTCTCGTTGCAAGCCCTCAGCATAATCTTCTGCAATGTCTTGAGGAGTTCTTTCCTTCTTGCCCTTACCTTTCTTACCGCCCTTTTTCTCTTCTTCTGTATCAATTAACGTAGATGCGGCTGCACCACCCTCTTCGAGAACTAATGTTTGTTCTTCCGTCAAGGCAAGCAAACTAGCGATTTGGTCATTCAGAACATCAAGTGCGACGAAGTCACCTTTTACAAGGGCTTCACCACGGAGGCTCTTTAGACGACTAATAGTGCTTGCGGTACCACCACCTGCTCTGTGGATGGGTGCAATACCTGCGTTAATCCTATCCATAAACCCAGTACCAAACTTGGATACTGCTGATTGCTGGATAACATACTCACCATCAGACAACATCGCCGGAATACTGTCAGAGGTACTTGTACCTGGGCCGGAGATTCTACCACCAGAAGCCCTGGCTAGAACTGCATCTACGCCTGCAGTAGCCTTCCTCTCGAGGGCTTCGTCGATTATCTTCGTAGCTTTCTCTGCCGCAGAAGCAAACCCAAGCATACCCACTACAGAGTCATAAAGGGAATCATCAACTTCTCCGATTGACGTCTTCAGAGTGTCTAGCTCGTCACTAGTGAGCGTCATGACATCTTCTAGGTTTACAGCACCATAGCTAATAGCTGCCATGGCCTCTGAAGTTGTATCTTCCAGCAGCTCCCTGCCCTTGGATACATTCTGTTGCTCCGCAGTCTCACCTGTAAGTAACCTGCCAAGACCCCTAGCGGCAGAATCTGATGCCTTTGTGACAGCATCTGATAGCAAGAGAGCCAGACCTCCCGTAACACCCAAGAGCATATAGCTCTGCAAGCTAGTGCCAATAGATAGACCAGCAGCTCGAATACCTGCAGCCAATATCGCTGAACGAGACATCGTGGTAATTGAAAGAGTCATCTTAGCGACAAGGGATGTTACGAATTGAGTCCCCAATATCCAACCAGCCATAGAAAGACCAAGGCCAACCAATTTAGAGGTTACAGCGGGTGCTAGGAAATATGCGCCAATCCCAAGAGTAAGCGCAGTTCCAAGAGCATCTTTAATCCAAGTACTTGAATCCTCAGGCCACATACCGTCAACGAAACCTTTACCTACGGCTGAAGCAATATTATAGAGACCAGATAGGATATCCGCAACAACGTCACCTTCTCCTGACAAGGCATCTCCGATAGCCTTCCCCCAACCCCTTGCAGCAGTCTTAGCGGCTTCTAGGAATTCTGCATCATTTCCGAGAATGTTAGCAACTCCTAAGAAAGCACCAAGTATGCCACCTTTAATTGCCATTGTTCGCAGCCGACTGTTCAATGCAACGCCAAGCGCACCTGAAATCAGAGCAGCAATAACGTCAGCATTGTCGTCGAAGTAGTTTGTAATTCGATCCTTGAGCCCATCTAGTGACTCAGCAACAGAAGTACCGATCTTGATTGCGCCAACAACAAGGGGAGTTCCTTTAAGAACCTCTACAAAGGCATGGAAGTTATCTGTTATTGTAGTGGTGGTACTATTGAATGCCGCAACCATATCATCGAAGAATGGAATACTAACACCAGTTCTGTCGAAGGTTGCATCTCCGAAGTTGTCCCATGCAGTACTCATACTATCGATAGCAGAAGACCATGCGGAGGACATATTATCGGTGGCTACAGTAGAGAACCCGCGAGCATCGATATCCTCAATAAGTGATGTCCAAGATGTTGACACACCCATGTAAAGATTGCTAAAGAATGTTTTAAGTTCCGTACCCCAAGACTTTAGCTGGCCAAGCGGCTTTGCTAAGTAGGTACTGATGTCGCTTCCGATAGCTAGCTTCTGTCCGGACTCTCTGTGCATCGGATCGAAGATACCTGTCCAGTAGGACTGACCAACAATACGGTCCCAAATATCAAAAAAGATATCAACAATGTTCTTCTTAAAGGTTGTTAGTTGACTTATCACCGAGCTCAGGTTGGGTAGCATATCTTTAATCAAGTCTATCTTCTGTATTGAGAAATCAATTGCGATTCCCCCTGTCTCCTTGATTTTTTCCTTTGCTCCATTAAGCTTGTCGATCATATTCTGAGTAAAATCACCAGAGTCGAAATCACTCGAGAAGATGCTTTTGAAGAAATCAAGTACATCCATTGCGAAGAACTTAATTGTATACTTCAAGGCTATCAAGTTGGCAGTAGCAAGAGCAGACCATAGCTGGATGTTCTCACCAAAGTATCTCACGGCTTGCGTGGCAAGCATGATCTTCTCTTTGATCCCCGCAGAGACACCAATCGATTTATCTAGGTTAGCAATGGCTCGTGTCCATTCATTGCCAAAGACCGTAGCTAGACCACTTACAGTAGCATCAAGTGTGTTAAATTCGGCCTCAAGATCACCAGCCCCGTCCAAGATCGCTTGGAATACTGCTTGAGCTGTAATGTTTCCATCCATAGCCTCTTTACGAAGCTTGCTGAAAGGAATACCCATACCCTCTGCAATAGTCTTAGCAAGACGTGGCATCTGTTCTAGTACAGAGTTTAGTTCTTCACCACGAAGCTGTCCAGAGGCCAAGCCCTGTCCCAGCTGTGTAATCGCTGCTTTGGCTGACTCAGCGCCAGCACCGGAGATAACCGCAGCTTGTTGTACCGCCTCTGTTACTGCAAGAAGCTCAGACATGGGTTTGCCACTATCGGCAAGCGCAAGACCAAACTTGTTAAAGGTTAGTGCAACAGCATCAACACTACTACGGGATCTCGCAGCAATATTGAAGAGGTCTTTCATAACTATGTTAGTTTTCTTGAGATCTTTTGTAACTAGGTTAACCCTGTTTTGAAGATTTGTCATCGCATCTGCGGAACGTGTGATGCCCTTCACCAGAGCGTTACCAGTTACTGCAGCGGTAATACCAATAGCCAACCTTGAGAAAGCTTTCGAGGTGGCATTTACCTTTGTCTCAATATTCTTTAATGAACGTTCTAGTTTTCCTAGCTCGTTTGTGGCCTGTCTGGCGTTAGCCCTGACCCTAATTTCTACACCACTCATGTGGGTTCCTCCTTTAAATAAAAAAGCCCCCGATAGATCCCCGTATATTGGGAAGCCATCAGGGGCGATTTATCTTAGTTCGGGGTAATAACACCAATAGTTACTAGTACTTGCTCAATGAAATACTTAGGTGCTTGTTTACTGCTGCCTGTATTGAGGACACTAATATGTTCAACATCGTTAACAATAGTGCCCCCGCTGAAACCACCGTAGCGATTCCGTTCTATCTCATCAAACCAGCCTAGCCGTGCCTCCCCTGTATCAACAGGAGTCACAACTTTAAGCTGCGAGGTGGCATACTTAATACGGCCCTCGATATCTTTGTTTGCAATTTCTTTTACTTC